AACAATTTGTGAATATTCCAATTGATCTAATTTACCAAGGGCTGTATAAAGGGATTTATTAAAGGCACCTAATAGATTTAATCCACTGATTTCTTCTTTTATTTTTTCATCATCTGTAGCTGTAATATCACTTTTGATGCCACCTATATATGTTTTTAATTTTTCAATTGATTCTGTAACTTTGGTGGCGTCGATTTTTCCGGTTCCGGATGGTGGAGGCGGACCACCGGGAGTCGGACCACCGGGAGGAGTCGGACCACCGGGAGTCGGACCACCGGGAGGAGTCGGACCACCGGTTCCAGATGATCCACTGGTGCCACCAGCCTTGGCTAGTGCTTCTTCGATATCTTTAAACTCTTTATCTAATGCTTTTGCGGCTTTTGTTAATTTTTCCATCATATCATCAGTTATAGTCTTAATTAATTCTTGTGCTTGCTCAAGGGCTGTTTTTTTGGCGTTTCCGGTAAATGTAGCATTATTAGTAATAATATCTTTTAATAATTTTTTGGTATTAGCAATAATGTCTACGATATGTGTACTTTCACTTTCATCATTAAATTTTTTCATAATGGGCACAATATTTGGTTCTGATGTGTCGACCATTTTTTTTTCTAACTCATTTTTAACTGTATCATCTGTTAAATTTTGTATATCATTCTTAATTTTGTCTATTTTTTGATCTAATAAATTTTGCATTTTTTTGTCAGAATCATTAATATCTTTAAATAAAGTATCTATATTCTCTCCTGTTTTATAAATTGTACCTGCTCCTGCAGCTACTGGTCCTATCTGTTCAACTGTAATAGCTTGAATCAAATCTTGTAAAGCCTTTATAGCCTTTGTATATTCGTCTACCGCGGTTTCAACTGGACCATCAGCTCCACCTACTTTTTTTTTCGTATTTTTAGTATTTTTCGTATTTTTCGTATTTTTCGTATTTTTTTTCATATACTTTTTATTTATCAATTTCATTTTATTTTTTTGAATAATATTCATATAATATAATAGAATATTATTTTATAACATAAATAAATTAATTTAAAAAATTAAAGTTTGAAATTTTCAAACATATTCATAATTTCTTTTCCTTGAGTTAAAACAGGTGCCAATGTTTCCATCGTATTTTTCAAACTATCCACCATATTAATTAATTCATAAGTATCTTGTTGTGCTTTTTTCATAGGATCAAATTTCGAATCATCTTTATATTCTTTTGTATCGACATTTAATTTATCGGTTTCTTTCGTATCTTTTTCTTTAAATTCAATTCCTCCATCCAATTGTTTTAATAAATCTTGTAATCCAGAAGCTGCAGCTTGTGTATCTTTATTATTGGTATAATCTTGCATTTTGGAAGTAATATCATTTATAAAATCACTTGAACTAATTTTTTTTTTCAATTCTTCTTTTTTCGATTCTAATTGGTCTTTTGTAGAATCCGTGCTTTTTACTTTATCAGCAAGTTCTTTTTTCAATTTTTCATCACTATCTGAATTGTCAAAATTTTCTATATTTAGTGTAGAATGTCTTCGTCGTGTATTTAATAATAAATTAAATAATGAAAATAAGATAAGTGTTGTAATTATACTAATCACCCAATTTTTCGTTATTGCTATTAATAAACTGAAAATAATAATAAATAATAACACTCTTTCAATATAAATACTAAATTTATCTTTAAACAACAATGCAATTAAACATATAATAATAAATCCAAATAGTTTATTCTTGTTATCATCACTTAATTTAATATTATATTTACTAATATCAATATTATTCTTTGTCATAATTACTATTAACAAAGAATATTTTTTAAAAAAATAGAATTAAATTATACTCTAATAAATCTCACTAATAAATAAGATACAATTGAACATAGGAATGCTTTAAATAAAAACCCCATTGTATTTAATGCGTTATTTTCACCTTCTTTGAATAAAGGTAGATAATTGGCGATCATCTTATTCGGTGTATTGCTCATAATAGCAATAATCATCAGAAAAATGAATAAAGGCACTCTTAATTCATTTACGATTTTCTTCCATAACGGTAATTCTTCAATTTCATATTCGTCATATTCTTCATCGTCATCATCTTCTTGCTCTTCGTATTCTTCTTCATGATTTGATTTTTTTAATCGTCTTTGTTCATTTGCGGAATGTTCTTTATATTGTGTATTGTCGGAATTCATATTATAAAGTTGGTCATTCATATCACGGCTTTCGAATTCTTGTTCCATTTTCGGGATATTAGGATTAACAGGTGGCATTGTTCCATCAGGATTTTCTTGTAAATTATTATACTTAGACAATATATCATTAACGACTTGACTGTCGTCACTGCTTTTATTATTTAAATTTGCAAGTGGTGTACTCTTATTGTCAGCCATATTTATTAAATTAAATAATGATAATTAAAAAAATTATTTTACGCACAATTATTTTTGTTCTATTGCGTCTTTCGTGCATGTTGTACTTGTTTGTTTGTATTTAAAACATTTTTCGTCAAATGAATAAATATTATTTTTAATATTTGCTGGGATGGGTGATTTATAGACAATGCAATTTTTTCCTAAACACGCGTGACGAAATATAACTGCTAATCCAAAACCCCATAAAATTCCTAATACAATTTTACTTGATTTCGTTTGAAATATATCTTTCATATAATTAAAACAAAGAAAATAATAAAAATAATAAGTTTTTAATCTTCATCTACAATATCTTTAATTTCGGATTTGTTTTTTGGGCAGGTTACTTCATGGGCTTTGAATTTATAACAATTCTCATTATCGTCTTTGTAAATAACTTTACCGGCATTTTCTGGATTTGGATATTTAATAACGATTCTTTTTTGAGGTGCAATAACATAAAAAATTAATAATCCAATTGCTAAACTAATAAAGAATGCGTTTGGATCTATATAATTTGTAAATTTAATCATCATATATATTATAAAATAATATTAAAAAAATATTAAATAAAAAATTAACTATTTATTATTGGCTTCTTAATTATGAAAATTTTGCATTTATGATTAAATTCTTTATCTTTTATATTTTGTTCTTGCATATTTCTATACAAATCATATTTTGCTTGTAAATAATGGAAGCATTTATCCGTCCAATAAAACCATTTTTCCATTTCATTGCTTGAAATATGTAATTTTTTTCCTAATTTATCGATGGATTCCTGTGTAGGTATTTTTCTTCCATTTTTGTTGAAACTCTTAATAATTTCTGCCTTTGATTCTTTTAATATAGGTTCATTTATTTCTTTAAATGATGAATTTCTTTCATTGTAATATTTTGCCATTAATAGAGAATTATCTATTTTTTTGATTGTTAATTGTTCCATATATTCAAAATGATTTTGATTTATAGCATCAATCTCCTGGATTTTTTTACTATATACTCCATAATTCTTTTTTAATTCGTTGAAATATTTTCTATCTTCTTCGTCGAAATTACTCGGTTTTTCAATTAATATGGATATTTTTTCTAAAATGATTTTATTATATGTTTTTAATTTATTAAATAATACATTTAAATCAATGTATTTAGATGGTTCTATGGTTATTTTTTTATCGGGATTTTTAACATCACTTAAAATGTATTTTCCATCTTTCATGTCACGGTCATATGGATCTTTTTTAGAAGGTAACTGATAATAATATTGTAAGTATTTTTCGTAAGATTCATATTCTTTATTACTTTCTTTATTATAATCAAATAATTCATCTATACTATTAGAATTTGTTAAGTATTCCATATTCTAATATAATAAAAAGAATTTAAATATTTTTAATAATTATTTATAAAATATTTAAAATATTTATTTAAAATATTTATTTTTTAGTTTTCGTTTTTTTCTTAGGTTCTGTTTTTTTCTTGGTATCTGGTTTCTTCGTAGTCTCCGTTTTCTTCGTAGTCTCCGTTTTCTCCGTTTTTTTCTTGGTATCAGGTTTCTTCATAGTCTCCGTTTTTTTCTTGGTATCAGGTTTCTTCGTAGTCTCCGTTTTCTCCGTTTTCTTCTTAGTATCCGGTTTCTTCATAGTCTCCGTTTTTTTCTTGGTATCCGATTTCTTTTTAATGTAAGTTGATTTTTTTTTAGTATTCTTTGCTCCTCCAGTAATATTATTTTGTGCGTCTATCATTGAATTTTTACAAGGACTATTTAAACCATTTAATTGATTAATTTTTGAAAGTGCATTATAAATAAGCTCATTATGTGCATAATTATTATAAACTGCTGGATTTAAACTTGCACCTCCTTTTTTTTTATTACCACCAACCATTTGAACACCATAAGAGTTGGGACTATTTATTAATCCGGTACTAACAATAAATTTATTGTTTGGTGTTACACGACCAAAAATATATTCATTTGTACCAGCATTTAATCCAACTGCTAATGGTTTATTAACAAGATTTTTATTACAATGCCAATCATCTGAAGTTTGTGTAAATAGAGGAATTTTACTCATATATATTAAATCAATATTTTTTCATAGATAAAATAGAAATAAATTATTTCTTCTTTTTATATTATTGTATATTTTGTGGTTTATATTCTGGTATATATTCTGGTTTATATTCTGGTATATTCTGTGGTATATATTCTGGTTTATATTCTGGTATATTCTGTGGTATATATTCTGGTATATTCTGTGGTATATTCTGTGGTATATTCTGTGGTATATTCTGTGGTATATTCTGTGGTATATATTCTGGTATATTCTGTGGTATATTCTGTGGTATATTCTGTGGTATATATTCTGGTATATTTTGTGGTATATTTTGTGGTATATTTTGTGGTATATTCTGTGGTATATTCTGTGGTATATTCTTCTTTTTAGTCGTTTTTTCTATTATGTTTTTTCTAGTATTTTCCTTTTTAGTATATTCCTTTTTAATATTTTTCTTTTTAGTATTTTCCTCTTTTATATTTATTTTTTGTTTTCTAAATTTTTTATCACGATATAAATAAATTAAAAACAACAATATAAATAATAAAAAACTAAAAAAAAAGAAATTAAAAAAGAATGTATTATGAATAATTTTATTTGCAGAATTTATTTGAAATTTTTTATTTTTTAAATTAAAAAGAAGATTATTAGACGTTAGACGAGGCTTCATAATTTATTAATAAATTATATTATTTAAAATATTTTTTATTAACTAATTTAAGAAAATAAACATAATCTAACTTATGAATGAATTTGTTATTAAGCAATTTTAATAGTAACAATGAAGATTTAAGTGAATTATTAATAAGTTATCAAGAATATTTTACATTTAGTAAAAAAGACAATAATACATGTCTTTATTTAGATATAAATAATTTAAGACAGTATTTAATTGAAGGAAAAGAAATTAAATATAGGAATTTTATATTTTTATTTTTAGAAAATATAATAAATAAAAAAAGGAATTATAATTTTAAATATGACAAATATTGTCATAAATTAAATAATATAATAAACGAAAAGATATTAGATTATGAAGATATGAAAAATATTAAAAAAATCACATCTATCATTAATTATTTAAATACAAGTACTATAAAAATAAGAAATAATAATATTTATAACTTAGATGATAATTTATATGCTGATATTAAAAATGGATGTTTTATAAATAAAAAATTTTTATATAATTATAAATTTACTTCAAAAATAGAAGGATTTATAATAAATAATAAAAGTTATTTAAAAAATATATCTATAGTCATAAATTGTATCAATAATAGTAAAAAAAAGAATAATTTAAAACCATTTCTTGTAAATACGAAATGCAATTTAGTTATAACAACCAAGCTTAAAATGGAATTATTTATAGATGAATTAAAATCAAACAATGAAAATATTAAGTATATTGAAATACATCATATAAATAATTTTAAATATTATAATTACATTGACATAAATAATTATGAATATATGTTTATAAATATTAATATATTAACGAATTATTTCAAAAATTTTAATATGAAGTATAATGATAATTTAAAAAGTTCATTGAATAATTTAATAATTGAACAGATGATAAATGATAATTTAATAAATAGTGTATTAAGTAATATATTTATCTATAATTGGAATAATTTAATAATAGATAATTATAATAATATTGGCATCAATGAATTAGATTATTTAAAAAACATATCAGTTATTAATTATAAATATATAAATATCGAAGATAATATTGATAAAGATGATAATAAATATGACAATATACTTAAAAATATGAGTTTATTTTTAATTAATGAGGATGATTTAAATAAATATGGTTATAATAATTTTCAGAATATAATAAAGAATGAATTAATAATAAAAAATAGTAATAATGATATATATAATATTAACGAGGACGAAGTTATAAATATTGAAAATAATGAAGAAAGTGAAATAATCAGTAAATTAAATGATACTAAAAATAATGAAATAGAATTAGCAGAATTATTTATAAATTCAAGTAATAAATTTATCTATAAGGATACGTCAAATAATATAAAAGATTTGATTAAAAAGGATAATAATTCATTGATAAATGTTGGAACAAATAACGATTCATTTCTAAATACAAATATTGGAATGAGTAAAAATTCATTTTGTTGTATATGCATGGATAGAATTGATGATACTAAATTTTGTATATTAGGATGTGGTCATTATTTTTGTAAGAATTGTATATTAATGCATAAAATAAACGAGGAATTAAATAATTTTCAAAATAAGTGTCCTATGTGTAGATATAATTATAATTTAATATATAATATTGCAAATAAACTGGAAAATAATAATATAATAATATCAAATTTAGAGGGAATATTGAACAAAGAGATTAATAAAAAGATATTAATTGTAGCAGAACATAATAAGATATTAGGATATATAAATGATTCATTAAAAGGAAAATACAAGATAGATAATTATAAAAAGAAAAATATAAATATGAATAAAGATATCAATTTAATACCAATTAATTATTTAAAAAAAAATATTATAAACAATATAGATATATTTATATTTTTCACATTTTCTGACAAAGGATATAATAAGTATATTGAAATAAAGAATATATACAATGATTATTATTTAAATAAAAATAAAATAAAATTTTATTTATTTAATTACAATAAAAATTAATAAAATAAAATCAAGTAATTATAATTATAAATTTTTTTTATAATTATAAAGTAGATGAATGTTACAATTATTTTCAATAAAAAGAAATATCGTATTAGTATTCATAAATTAGATTCAATATTAAATATCAAAAATAAAATAAATAAAAATATATTTAACGAAGAATATAATTTAGATGATATTCAGTTATATTACAATAATAAATTATTAGGAAATATTGATTATTGTGATAAATATAATATAAATAAGAATGATATTTTAAAAGTACATCTTAAAAAAAAGGGTGGTGGCATTGGCAAAACAATATTATTTTATTTAGGATGTCTTATCACAATATTAATTCCATTTTTTATATTACCTACAGGGCTTAATACTGCATTTATTTCATTAATCACAATTGTAATGACAAAAGCAAAAGATGGACTATCTAAATTTTTAGTATGTGAATTAAAATATAAAACATTGGTTAAAAGATTTTCAACAGTAATAACATTTTTAAAATATTTTTTAATGATTATGGCTACTTATACATTAATAACTATGGGTTGTATTACAGCATGTTTAGTAACAAAGGGCAGTGGCATATATGATGATCCTAATAAAATATGTAAACCTTATCATGTTGGTTCAACAGCAGGATTGATACTAACAACAATATATTTTTTTATATATGTATTATTCCGATCTACTGAAACTATGTTAAAACCATTTGAAAGATGGGCATCAAATAATTTTATGACAGCTACAGTACTTAAACCAATAATAACATTTTTTATAAATATAAGTAATTGGTTTAAATTTATTTTTGTATATATGATGCCAGGAATCGGTTCAGGATTATTAATATATCATCGAGTAATAGACCAAATATTTCCACCTATGTTACAAATGTTAGAAGTAGTATCAAAAATAGGATGTAGTCCAGGTGGTCTTAATAATATGATAAATAACTATAAAGGAAATATAAATCAATTAAAACCAATAAACGAAAAAAGAGAAAAAAGTATGAATAACAACAATAACAACAATAACAATATCGATAACAATAACAATAGTAACAATAATAATAATCCAGAAAATGAAAATGTAAACAATCCACAAAATAATAACAAACCAACTAACAGTATTTGCGAACCACTAAAAAAAAATACATCTAATTTATCAAATTTATATGGAATAGATTTTAAGAATGGTATAATGAATAATTCTAATTATGAAGAAAAATTAGAGAGGTTACGCAATTGTATTAAACCATCCGTTGATAAAATATGTGAAAAATCAGGAAGTGAAAATTGTTGTAATTCTAAAGTTATGCATAGTATCGCAGAAAAATTTTATACTGCATTAACCACAGGTCCTATATCAGGAGTATTAAAAGGTCAAAATGCATATGTAGGTGCTATTTTAGGAATACAAGGTATGTATGAATATGCATTAAATGGGGATGACACGAAAATAGATTTTGAAGATAAATCTCTAATAGAGAAACAAATATTATTAAAATCAATATTTGAAGATAAAAAAACTTCCTTTGAAAGAGATAATCAAGGAAAAAAATTATTAGACAGTATTTCAAATTTACTATTAAAAAAATATGACACAGGTGATGAAAAAGAGACTGTTAAAAAAGAATATGAAGATATGTCAAAAAATTTACAAGAGTATTTGCATAAAGATGATTTTAAAAGTCCTAATAATAATAATACAATAAACGATATTAAAAAAAAAATAGATGAATTAGAATCTATGAATAAACAATATTCAGACGAAATAGAACAAGTATATGAAGGAGGAAATACACCAACAAAGATAGTATTGAAAAAATTTTTTGTAAATGCTTTATGCAATCTATTTAGTACGGCAAAAGGAGGTGATGGATTAATTAATGAAGTAGGTGGATTAAATGAATTAATGGACATATTAAAATGTGGTTCAGGAGCAGGTTCAATTTTATCATTTTGTTATATTCTAACTATAATTGGATTATTAATTTGTGGATTTTTAGGTATTTATTAAGATTTTTTTTTTGTCTTTTACTAGTAGTTATGGAAAATCAAGGCATTGGCAATATAGATTATTCCTTCGATAAAACGAAATATTATAAAATAATAGATGATAATGTTTCTACTTTTTCTGGATATTATATTATTATAATATTTATTTGTTTTTTTTTTATAACAGGTTCATTTATGTTTGGTGGACAATCATTATCAAGATATATGTCAGTAGCAAAAGATAGCAATGGAAAAATAATAGAGACTATTGAAAATAAATTATATCTACATTTCAAGCAATTTTGTTTCGAATCTCCATATAATATTATAGAAATGAATAAAGAAGGTATAGTAATAGAAGATAATAGTGATGATAATAATGATAATAATAATAAAGATAAATTTAAAAGTAAATGGACATTTATTGGATTTACACAAAAAACATATATATTTTTGATTATTAGCAATTTAATAGGAGTATTTATATTAATTGAAGCATTGGTTAAAAATTTAATGTCGTCAATTATTGTTAATTTTGTACAAGAAAATAAACAGAATAATCCATATAATAATTCTAATTGTATAATAAAGATAGATGAAAAACCGGATAGTTATATCAAAGGTAATTATCGCATATTAATGGGTTTAAGTTATTTATTTTTAATACCATGTCTTATACCTTTTGTATTAAATTTTTTAAATTTGGATCTATATGATATAAAAAAAATGAAATGGGTTAAATATTATATATTTATATCTTTAATAGCACCAACAATAATATTACTAATATATAGAATAACAGGGCATAAATCAATAACAATATTTAACACAATAGATAAATTTATCCAAAATAAAGACATAAATTATATAAATTTTATGAAACAGATGTTTAATTTGAAATTTTTTATAATATTCATATTTTTATTCATATTTATTATATTTATATGTCTTTATTGGATTTATGGTTCTGTCAATAAAAATTTATCTGGATACAAGAAATATTTTTATTATTTTATAATTATATTTACAATGTATTTTTTGATACCATCAATATTGTCTTCTAATGCTGTATCATCATTATACTGCGTTTATAAAGATAATAATATTGAAAATAGTGAGATTGATACAATACGTTCAATAGAAAAGAATGGAGTACAATCATTGTATGATTTAATTGTAAAATATAATTATCCATGTTTCAAAAAATAAGATATAATTTATTTTTTGTTCTTTTTACATTTAGCAAAAAATTATTTATTATAATAAAATATTAATATATTATTATAAATTATATGCCAAGTAACACCAAAAAAAGTAGCAAAAGTCCATTGGTTTCTAAAAAATCAGGTAAAAATAAATCATCGAGCAAATCATCGAGCAAATCATCGAGTAAATTATTAAGTAAATCATCAAGTGAAATTAATTGTATAAGTATTGAAAATAATATTTGTTCTAAAAAAATATTATCCACGAGTATAATTATATCTGTAATTAGTATTTCAATATTAATTTATATATTCTGGTATTTACATAATTTACAAAAATGTGGTTGTTTTCAAGATGAAAATAAAAATAGTGAATATACAGCTAATATTAATTATTTAATGATAATAGAAGGAATATTGATAATAATAAAATCAATTATTTTAATTGGTTTAGTATCATGGTATATAACATTGGATAAACAGAATGCTGGAAGTAATTCTTCAGGAAAAAATATAATGATTTATTTATTAATTATTATATATTTACTCATTTATGGATTATTTGCATACAATGTTTATAAATTAAATAAAAATATTAATCATGATTGTGAATGTGCTAAACATCCTATACGATTTATATTATATTTACAAGCAATCGGAATGATTATTTATATATTATTATTAATATATTTAGGATTAATTCTATTTATCCATAATTAATTTATCATAATTATATAATAATTATATAATATACATATATATGAATAATAATAATAATAATTATAATTCCAAATCAGGTATGTTATTTACAATAGATGATAATATAAAGTGTTTAGATACAAAAACTGATAATACTTTTATAATTCGTAATAAAAAAATTTATTTTAATAATAATTATATAAATAAATTATTAGATACAACAAAAGTTGGAATGTATCAAGGAACGTTTCGATTATTAACAAATGATAATAATTTATTATTTGGAATTAATAATTTAAATAACAAAATAATAGTAAATGGTGATAATTATATTAAAACACAATTAATTGATGATAATACTATTGATTTATATAAATCTTATATTGATATAGAAATATCAGAGATAGTTAAAAATACAAAATTTTATGTTATACAAGAAGATAGCAATGAAATATATAATATTGATTTTATGTATAATGAATTATGTAAAACTCAATTATGTAATTATATAAAATATCAAACATATGCTAATCGTTTTTTTGGAAAAGAGATAACATTACCAATAATGAGTCATTTATCAAATAAGATATTATGTATGAATAGTAATGTATATAGAAATAGAAAATTGCGTTCACAACAAAATTTATATACTTTAATGAGATTACAGCCTGAAAGATTTCCAATAATAAGTAGTGTAAAAGGATTAAATTTGACATTAGCACAACAAAGATCATATAGTAATATGTGGTATAGACAATTTGGAACATCGCAAGCATTGCCTGTAAATGATAATTTTGGCGGATTTAATATTACTGGTAGTGATGTACCTTATACTAATTAGATTCTAATTAGATTCAAATTAGATTCTAATTAGATTCAAATTAGATTCAAATTAGATTCTAATTAGATTCAAATTAGATAAGGAATTATATTTATTTTTTTTTATTTTTTTATAATATGTCATTATTAATCATATTATTAATTTTATTTATTATATTGATAATTATTGTTTATTATTTATATTTTTTGGAAAATTATATTTATATAAAACATAATTTATTAGAAGAAGATGATATACGCGTATTACATAAAGAATTGAAAAATATTCAAGAAGATAGAAAAGATGAATTTAAACACGAAGATTATAAAAAATATTTATTATTAGATTCTACAAAACACAAAAAGATATATGATATTATTTATAAAAATGATTTTCTTAAAAATAAAATAAAGAATGATTTTAATATTGATTTACAATATCCGAAACATCCAATTGAATATAGAATATATAATAATGATATTGAATTAATACCATGGCACCAAGACAAGAAATTGATGGATAATTATTTAGAATGTATTTATATTATAAAAAATAATAGTGATAGTTATTTTCAATATATTAAAAATTTTAAAATAAATAAATACAATCAAAGAGAAAATGATTTAATTATTGTAAAACCAAATGATATTATCCATAATATAACTAAAATAAATGAGGGTGAAAAAGTAATATTAAAATTTATAATTAATTTATAATTAATTTATTTTCTTCAATATTTTGAATAAAAGAAAATGGAAAATTAAATGAAAGTATTTATCCAAATGGAACACTAAATATATTATGTATAGAATACCATCTATATTGTTTGAAATGGATTGAAGAAAATAATGGCATAGATGGGATGATGAAAATATTGCTTTTGATATATATTCTTATTATAGTGCTCCCGAAGGTTTGTGTATTTGGTGTGGTCCAACAATTGAAAGTGATGATATAAAATGTTTATTAAATTGGATTGAATGGTATTTTTATATCATTATTAATTATTTTATTTTTTATTTTTTATTTTTTATAAATATATATAAAAAATAGACAGAACGCTTCCTGTTGGTTTCGATCCAACGACTTTTTGGTTAACAGCCAAACACTCTACCGACTGAGTTAAGGAAGCATAAAAATGTAATAATTAGATTACTACATATTATATATATGATAATGTCTTTAAGTACATTTTAGAATTCAATTAATCATATTTTTCATAAGATTTAACTTCATATATTGAACTATTTGTTAATATATTTATTTCATTTTTAATTTCACATCTTTTATCATTTGTAAAATAAACACTTCTTGCGATTTCTATAAATTCTTCATCAAATTCTTTGTTTTTTTCTTTTTGTCTAATATTATCTTCTATAGTCCATAATTGTTTATTTACATCAAGTAATTTTGAAAATAATAAATCAATATTAAATTGTTGTTTTATATTATTGATATGTTCTATTAAAAATTCGATTTCTGTATTTACTTTATCTAATTTGGAATTATCTTTAATAAATTCTTTTTTAATTAATAAGATTGAAAATTTATCCATTACTTCTCCATTACTTACAGGAACACATATTGTCATTATAAATATTATAATTATTATAAATTTTTATTAATAAACTAAAAAATATGGATTTAATATATTTTCTTTATTGTAAATTAATTCTTGTCTTGTTTCAGCAATAAATACTTTTCCACCAGCATATTTAACAACGGCATGAGCAGCACAAGTATCCCATTCAGAAGTTAAAGCATATCTTGGATATACATCTGCTTTATTTTCAGCGATATATAATAATTTCATACTACTTCCTATATTCATTAAATTTGGCGTTGTAAATTGTTCAATATATTTTTTAGTATCATCATTCATATGTGACAAAGATGCAATAATATTCATATTTTTTTGTGTAAAATCCTTTTTATTAATTTTAAGTTTTTTAATTTCTCCTGTATTTTCTATTTTAAAACTACCCAAATTCTCTATACCATAATAAATTTCATTCGAAGTTGGAATGCTAACTATGCCAAAAATAGGAACACCATCTCTACATAATCCAATATTAACAGTAAATTGTCCATTCTTTTTTAGGAATTCTTTTGTTCCATCAATTGGATCCACGAGCCATGTATATTTAAATTCTTTTCTAAAATTATAATTCATATTTTTATTTTCTTCACTAATAATACAAAAATCTTCACCAATTTCTTCTTTTAAATTTTTATTTAATAATGTTAAATATTCGCAAATTAATTTATTTGATTCTAAATCAGCATTTGTTAATGGTGAATTATCATTTTTGTATATAATTTCAAAATCTTGTTCGTATATCTCTAATATTTTTTTATTACAGTCATTAATTAATTTAATAAATCCATCCAAAAAAAGTTTTTTTTGATAAAAATGTGTCATATATATAAATATAAAAATATATTTATATATATTTTTATATATTTTTAAAAAAATTTATAGTTTCGACATAAACTTATTAATTATTGGATTAATTATTTTATATATTTGATATATAATTTCATCATCAGATAATATTTTATATTTTATCACAATATAAGTAAAAAATAAATATTCAAATAATAGAATCAATAATCCTGTAAATAAATAATATAAAATCTTTTTTTTATATGTTTTTTTAATTTTATTATAATCAATAAATGTATCATTTATATTCATATAAATATTTTGAAAATCATCACTACATGCAGATGAACTTCTAACTCTTAGTGGTGTGCATTCAATACCATTATTAATACCATTATTAATACCATTATTAATACCATTATTAATATTTATTATTTCTTGATTTTTACTAAATAGTCTATATTTGTACAAAATTATTATCATATATATACATGAAACAGTGCCCACGCAATACAACCAATATCGTATAGTTGTAATATACAATTCATGATTATATTCATCTCGTTTTGTTCTCGATGTTAATGAATTATTATATTGTTCATCTAAATTTATTTGTAAATCGATGAATTCATTACTAATATTATATTTATTATGTATATAAGAAATATTTTTATTGATATTATTATCCATATTATCCATATTATCAATAATACTATCATATTCATTATTTATTATTTTCGTTAATGTTTTTTTGAATATAACAGATTCTAATGGTCCTATATATTCAAAATAAAATATTATTTCTAATAATGATAGACATAGTATATGAAAAAATATACTATACATAATATATGTTATAAATATTATAATATTATAAATATTATAATATTATAAATATTATAATATTATAATATTTATATAAGTTTATTATTTTTCATTTCATTTATTATTTTTCAATTAATTTATTATTTTGAGAATATAATTTAAAATTAATCATTGATTTAAATATAATTAATTTTGAAGAATCAATAGCTTCGCCTTTGAAATTTTTAAATAATTCAACAGCAGCTTTTCTTGTTTCTGTTGTTGTTATTATTTTATGTAATGTATATGTCATTAATTCATCATTAATTTTTATATTATATTGATTATAATACAAATCTTCAATTGTAGAATATATTTTCATGTAAAATATCATTGTTTGTATATTAGACCAATCGTTAAAATAATTATCATAAAAATTACGGAATTCTTGACATCTCATTAAGCTTGTAAAATCTTGAAAAAACTGATTCTTTTTAAGTATTTTTTCACCAAAAATAGTTTCTTTTTGGAAGTTATCGATTTTTTTTGTTACTTGTTTCTCATCTTGTTTCTCATCTTGTTTCTCATCTTGTTTCTCATCTTGTTTCTCATCTTGTTTATCATTAGAAAAAATCATTATATTTATTAACTATATATGAAAATATTATTTTAAATTTATATATTTATAAAAATATATAATATTTACATTTATATTCATAATATTTTAAATATAATCATTTAAAATCTTACTCTTTTTACTTTACTGTTCATAATAATATATAATATTAGTCCAATTATTATAATAAGTAAAAATATTATTATAAATCTTATATTATCTTGCTTTTTAATTTTTTTATTAATTTTATTATCTATTTTATTATCTATTTTTTTTTTTAAATTTTTTTTAACAGATTTTTTAGATGAATTATCATCATCGTCATCATTGTCATCATTATCTAAATCAGTTATTTTTGTTTCTCTGTTATCATATTCCTTAATGATTATTTTTTCAACAGGGCGTGGTGAATTTAAAGTATTATACAGTCCTGCTATATTTGGTATTGAATCAGAATTTAAATAATTAGGTGTTTGATTATAATTATTATAAATTACTGGCTGCCCTTGTTGTCCTTGCTGTTGTCCTTGTTGATATTGTCCTTGATGCTGTTGTCCATATTGATATTGTTGTCCTTGATGTTGTCCTTGATGCTGTCCTTGATGTTGTCCTTGATATTGTCCTTGTTGTTGTCCATGTCGAATAATTGGTGATTCTTTATGCATTTTCATTTTATCCAATTTATTAGAATTTCTTTCTAGTTCATTATAATTATTTTCTTCATTTTCAAAATTTTCTATTGAATATAATTCACTTGGATGAGATATAGTCTTCCTAATAGGTTGATTTGATTGAATTAATGCACCTGAATATCCATTATTACAATTAGTATAACCATAGTCAGTTGTTTGTGCGTTTTGTTCATTAAACAATGTATTAGATGGATATTCTTGTGTTTGATATATTTCATAACTATTATTTGAATTAACAGAATCTGATATTTGATTATTAAATTGTTGGTTATTAACTTGTCGATAAGGATTATTTACTTCAGGATTAGAATATTGATTTTGCATAGGAGGTCTATTATCAATAGGAGCTGAATTACCTAATGAATACATATTAATATATAAATATATATTTTTTACAGATATATAGATTTAATATTTTTTTTATGCCCAACTTTTTAAAGATTGTGTATATGGATTTTCTTGAAATGCTTTAATCATTTCTGGATTCATTCTATCAGCTAATGGTTCATTTGGAACGGTTGGTTTATTTTGCGTAATATTTGTTAATTCAATTTGTGGAATTGAGTTATAAACTTTGGTAGCTTGTGTTCCACGTTCATTCAAATATTGATTTTGAACTTCATTTAATTTATTAGTTGTCGCATGAATATTATTTCCACCTACAATATTATTTGGTGCGGATGCCCCAGGAGTATAACCATCATCTATATCTCCTCTTATTGACTTAATAGTAGAATTATAAATATCTTCATAACTCATTGGTGCAGCATCATTTCCTCCATTACCTGTATATTCAATATTAGACGTATCTTCTTTTTTGGTTTTCTTGGCATCTACTTCAGTAACATCATATCCACCAACGTCGGGTCCATCAGCATCACCAAAATATTCTATACTTGTAGTAGCACGTTGTGTTCCAACAGCTTGTACATCAGTACTTAAATAAGCATCATTTCTTGGTTCTGTAGCAATACCTAATGAATTTTCGATTAATGTAGATTGTTTAATTGTTTTCTTAGCATTTTCTTCATTTCTGGAATAAGCACCCTTTTTACCATCTCCAACATTACCATCACGATTATTATCAATATTTTGTTCTTTAATTGTAGTTCTTGCTTTACTTTCAGGATCATAAACAGTATTACCTCTTGTACTTACAGAAGCATTTGATCTAAAATTATTGTCAATATTTTGTTCTTTAATAGTTGTTCTTGTTACATTATTGGGATCATAAACAGTATTACCTCTTGTACTTACAGAAGCATTTGACCTAAAATTATTGTCAATATTTTGTTCTTTAATAGTTGTTCTTGTTACATTATTGGGATCATAAACAGTATTACCTCTTGTACTTACAGAAGCATTGGATCTAAAATTATTGTCAATATTTTGTTCTTTAATAGTGGTTCTTGTTACATTATTGGGATCATAAACAGTATTACCTCTTGTGCTTACAGAAGCATTGGACCTAAAGTTATTGTCAATATTTTGTTCTTTAATAGTGGTTCTTGTTACATTATTGGGATCATAAACAGTATTACCTCTTGTACTTACAGAAGCATTGGATCTAAAATTATTGTCAATATTTTGTTCTTTAATAGTAGTTCTTGCGATTGAATTAGGATCATAAACAGTATTACCTCTTGTACTTACAGAAGCATTGGATCTAAAATTATTATCAATATTTTGTTCTTTAATAGTAGTTCTTGCTACATCATTTGGGTCATAAACAATATTAGAAGATTCTCCTTTAAGATTACCATGTCTGTTATTATGAATAGTGTTATATTTCTTAGGTTTTTTAATTTTTTGATTAGGTCTTGATGGTGCTAATCCATTTTCAGATTTATAATTCATCGCAATATTTTTATTTTCAATAGCAGTTTTCTTAGTATTTTTTAATTTAATTGTTTTTTTACCATAATCATTGGGAGCTGTAGAAGAAAATAAATTTAATATACTCCATTGATCATTGCTACTTTTATTTACTGGATCATCATATTTATAACTAACTTTATGTGATACTTTATATTTTGAACGAACTTGAGCAACAGTTCCACGTGTAGGAGCAGCACTTCCTTTTCTCGTTTTTGCTTCTGTTGTTTTTCTGTTTGTATATTTTGAAATAATACAAGGTCTTTGTTCAGGTGCGATAACTTGACCTGTTGTTGTTAAATATCTATCGGCATTTTGTACATAGAATGTATCAGGTTTATTTTTATAAATAGTGCCAACTTTACCAGGTTTTGAAATTTTTTCACCAGGGTTAATACGTCCATAGTATGAAACTTTAGGATTTGTTTTAACACGAGATTCGTCAGTTGTTTTAGGAACAACATAATCTCTTGTATCTGATTGTTGGAATCCTCCAGATGGATTACTTGTAAAACCTTGATTTAATCCTGGACCTACATTAATTTTCTCAATAGGTGATTCGTTATCACGCATATTACTTACATGATATCTATCCAACATATATCCATCCATGTTTTGAGTTCCATAAACATTTGTCATGTTTTTTTGTTGTTCAAAGAACTGTGTTTGTTCTTGTTTTTTTTGATAATTGTCATTTGTTCCGGTAAAATTTTCCATAATACCTCTTGTGGAAAATTCATCTAAATTTTGCTTAATTGTACTACCAAAAAATGGTTGTTGGTTATTATGAGTAAAATTATTTGGTTCTATTGGATTACCAGTTAAAGATATTCCTTGGAATCCTCCACTTTCAGGAACACTTTTATTATTTATAATATTATTTGGCGTTTCATTAGAATAATGATTAATATCATTAACTAAAATTTCTTCATATTTTTTATTAGAATCGAATTCAATGGGTAAATTTTTATCAATATAATCTACTTTATTATTTATGATTGGATAAGGTGGTCCAGGTGTTATAACATTTGTATCTTCAGGATATTTAGATTTATTAAAAAGTATATTAGCTTTATTTTGTTCATTATCTTTAATATTGTAAGAAGTATGATTTGTATAATAATTATTTGAATTTGATTTTTCAGAATATGGTATTTTACTTTTTTTTGATTGTTTAAATGTATTATGTTGTTTATTATTCGAATATATATATCCTAATCCGACAATACTAGATGCTATTAAGTATTCCATATATTATATAATCATAAATTTTATATTTTTTAATCACAGTTAATTAAAAATTAAAATAGTAAAAAATAGTAAATATTAAATTCTCTTTAATTCCTTAATACCATTATTAATCCATTTTATTTCATTATATCCAATAATAAGTATTAAATTTATTACTAAAATTGTATTTTTTAATTTTTTAAAATTATCACAATTATTTGTTATATCAATATAAAATAAAAATAAAGATGGCCATAAAAATAACATTCTAACTAAAATTAAATAACTTAATCTAAAATAAATTAATAAATTCTTTGTTTTTGAATAATTTAATTTATCACATAATAATTTTAATCCAGAAACAATTGACATACCCTCACTAATTCCTATTAATAAAGATATATTATACATTTTGTTATATTCTAATATGTTTAAAACGAATATTGCAAATAGATGATGAAATAACAAATCCATTCTTATTTTTGTATTAATATTTTTATAAACTTGATATATCATAACAAAAATATCGTATATAAAATAATTTAAAAAACTTCTATGATATATTTGTAAACTATTATATAAATCTTTATTATCCAAACATTTATCAATATAAATAGTATCTATTTTTTTATAAGAATAATATGCTAAACTTCCACAAATAACTGATCTTGTTAAATTAAAACTTAAATTTCCTAAAAATTTTTTTTCAATATCATAATTATTTAAAATTTTATAAAAAATAAAACTCAATAAATGCATTACTAAAAAGTCTAAAAAAACAAACAGCATAATTACTATAATTTAGTATTCGTTTTTTAAATACATTTTTTTTATAATTAAATTCATAAATATGAATATATTATTAATTGGATATTGTAATTTATCTGACGGGTTTTTATATGCGTCTAAAGCTCTTGAAAAATATAATCATAAAGTTCATTTTTTTCCATACTTGAATTATAAAATGGATAATAATAATAATTATTTTCATGATTTTGAAAAAATAGTAAAAGAAAAAAATATAAATTTATGTTTATGGTGGAATAATATGATAAACTATGATGAAATAAATAAAATGTTAAACAAAGATTTAATAAATATTTTATTTAATTGGGATCCATTCCTATATGATTATGAAAAATACAATACAAATAATTGGATAGATAGAATAGAAAATAAAAAGAAAATATACCCATTAATGAATTATATATTTAGTTGTTTTGAAAAAGAAATAACTTTTTTTAATAATTTACCAATATATTATAATCCTCCAGGATTTGATAAAAATGCTTCAAAATATATTAAGGACAATAATTATATATGTGATGTAAGTTTTATCTTAACAAATTTATATAATGATAATAAAGAATTTCCTATAGATGCAACTAATATAAATAGGTTTGATATTGTTAATAAAATATATGAAAATAGAAAAAATATTCATTTTCATATTTATGGTCCAGAATGTTTTAAAGATATATATCCAGATTGTTATCAAGGATTTATAAAATATGATGATTGTTATAAAGTATTTAGCAATAGTAAAATAAATTTATCAATACATCCTATAATATATGAATTAAATAATAAATGTTCTACACAAGAATATTTTAGTGAAAGAGTTCCACAAATATTAGGATGTCAGGGATTATTAATGACAAATAGTGATTTAAATCATCAATTAAAAAAAGATGAAGATTATATATACATTGATGAAAATAGTGACTATATTGAATTAATTAAAAGTATTATTGATGAAAATAATACAGAGTATTATGATAAAATACGTATAAGTGGATATAATAAAGCATTGGAAAATTACACATGGGACAATTGGGCAACAATTATAAATGATAAAATAAAATAAAATAAAATAAAATAAAATAAAATAAAATAAAA